GTTCCCGGAAGTCGGCAAATATTACGATATGAGGTTTGAGAAATGAATAAACAGCTTACCCTCGGCAGTCTGTTTGACGGCTCCGGCGGGTTTCCTTTGGGCGGCTTGATTTCCGGCATCACACCTGTGTGGGCTTCGGAGATCGAGCCGTTTCCTATTCGGGTAACCACCAAGCGGCTGCCTTTCATGAAACACTACGGCGATATTTCCCAGATGGATGGCGGGAAGATCGAACCCGTGGATATTATCACCTTCGGCTCACCCTGTACCGATATGTCGGTGGCGGGCAAGCGCGCCGGACTGGACGGACAGCAGTCCGTTCTTTTTTATCAAGCCATCCGCATTATCAAAGAAATGAGGTGTGCCACAGATGGCAAATATCCAAGATACATCGTGTGGGAGAATGTCCCCGGCGCCTTCTCCTCAAATGGCGGTGAAGACTTCAAAGCCGTCCTCGAAGCGGTCATCGGGGTCGCAGAGCCGAACACCCAGGTGCCTATGCCTGAAAAAGCAAAGTGGCCTCACGCAGACTGCTACATGGGAGACGGATGGAGCGTTGCTTACCGAACTCTCGATGCTCAATATTGGGGAGTCCCCCAAAGAAGAAAACGCATCTACCTTGTCGCAGATTTTGCAGGTCGGAGTGCCTGCGACATACTTTTTAAGTCCGAAGGCTTGTCAAGGTATTCTGCGGAGGGCTTCCGCTCGTGGCAAGGAGCTGCCGGAAGTGCTGCGTATTGCGTTGGAGCAACAGGCTTTGACGGATACAACGGAGAACTGACTGGGGATGTGAGTTCCACCCTCGGTGTGAACTGCGGAATGAGTACCGGCAGAAACGGCATCGTGCTGAACGACCAGGGTGGTAACCGTATGGATGTCACAGACGAGGTCACCGCAACGCTCCGAGCCGAGGCTCACCATCCTCCTGTTGTTATGGAAGCCGCAGGGTTCTGCACCGAGCATTCATCCAAGAGCCGCAGCATTGGCTACGAGGAAGAAACCTCTCCGACCCTCCGAGCCGGAGTTGTGCCTGCGGCTGTTGCCTTGGAGAACCATCCGACCGACAGCCGTGTGAAGATTTCTGAGGACGGCAATGTTCAGACGCTGACCTCCCGTATGGGGACGGGTGGTGGGAATGTTCCACTTGTAATGAATTGGGACGGTGAACAGACCGCACCCACGCTGACCGCCCACAATGCTGGTGGCAATCAGCGGATGCCAGACAAGAACCACTTTAACTGTGTTCTGCAGGCTTACGGCATCAGTTCCCATGACAGCAATGCCATGAAATCCGATAATCCCCACAGCGGCATCTATGAAGCCGATACCTCTCGTACCATTGACGGGAACGGCGGCAACCCCGGATGCAACCAGGGCGGCATTGCTGTGGTGGAAAGCTACGCCATCCAAGGTTCTATGATCGGCAGAGATGACAAAAACGGTCCCCAGGGTGACGGCATCAACGAAGATGTCAGTTTCACCCTCAACACGGTCGACCGCCATGCTGTCTATGCGATGACCACAGGCAGCTTTGCCCAGGTTGCCGAGGACAAAGCCCCCACGGTGCTTGCCAGGGATTACAAAGATCCCACCGCAGTCTGCTACGGCATCGGCAGGGACACATTCAACCAGGGCAAGAACGCAAAGTTCTATCCGACCTTCGAGCCGGAGTTGCAGCCGACCCTCGTTGCCAAAGGCCCCGGCGCTATTCAGAGTGGCTACACTGTCCGTAGGCTGACGCCTACTGAGTGCGCCCGCTTGCAGGGCTTCCCGGACTGGTGGTGCGATGACCTGGGCATTGAACCCAGCACCGATGACCTACGCTTTTGGTACAATGTGTTTGAAACGCACCGCAAGATCGCAGGTTCTTCCACCAAGCCCAAGACGCTGAAGCAGATCGCCAAGTGGCTGCGCGATCCCCATTCGGATGCCGCCGAGTATAAGATGTGGGGCAACGGTGTGGCTCTGCCTTGCGTTGTTTTTGTACTGTCCGGCATTGTCTGGTGTACACAAAACGAGGGCTGATATGTGCGGATATAATCTACACCCCAAATGTGCAGATATAACTGGATATATCGGAACACTGACGGTAATATGTGACTACCAAAATTAAAGGAGGTCACACACATGATTATCAACTACAATGTCAGCGGTTCCGACCGCAAGCGCCTGGTCGCAGCCATCGCAGAACACACCGGCGAAAAAGCCAAATACCTGGGCGCTCCCGGCTTTGCCTACCAGGTTGGTGGTTACACTGTCAGCGTGGACGGACAGGTCACCATCGAGGACAACAGCACCGCAGCCGCCCTCATCCGCTTCCTTCGGGAGAAAGGCTTCCAGGCAGAAGATCCTCTTGCCGATTGCATCGCAGAGGACACAGCCGAGGAGCAGTCCGAACCGACTGAAATTGATGGGGTTTGCATTTCCATGCCTCGCAGCCTTTTTACGGACAGCGGGCTGGAAAACCTCAAAGGCATCCTCGCCGCCAAGGGCAACCTCATCAAGAAAGCCCTGGGCGCGGATGACCTTCCCTTGGAAATTACCGACACGAAGGTTTCCTTCCCTTGGTTCTCCGGCATCCCCACCCCAGAGGAACTCAAAGCCTACGACACCTTCATCTGCAAGCTGTGCGAAATGGCACGGAATCAGAAGCGTGTGGTCGCAAAGGAAAAAGAAACGGACAATGACAAGTACGCATTCCGCTGCTTCCTCCTTCGCCTTGGTTTCATTGGTGCGGAATACAAGACTGAGAGGAAGATCCTGCTCCGCAACCTAACGGGCAGTTCCGCCTTCAGAAGCGGTCAGCCCAAGGAGGTGGAAGTATGCGAGTGATTTCAAAAGAAGCCTTACAAGCCCTCCGTGAGCGCTACCCAAGGGGTACGCGGGTGGAGTTGGTGCAGATGGACGATCCACAGGCACCACCCATTGGTACGAAGGGCACCGTGATTGGTGTTGATGATATCGGCAGCATCATGGTGACCTGGGATAACGGCTCCGGCTTGAATGTAGCCTACGGTGTCGATATTTGTCGAAAGGTGGCGAATACCGATGACCGATAAAATCCGCGAGCAAATCCTCGCAGTCCGTAAAACTGGGCGCACCAATATGTTTGACATTCCGATGGTACAGTACATCGCCAACGAGATGCGGTTCTATGAACTGGTAATTTTCCTGGAAGAGCATCGCTCCGAATATGTGCATTTCATCCTCACGGGTGAGGCATAAAAGGCTGTAATATACACACTTTTCTGCACAAAAGATTGTGTAGTTTATATCTCCGAAATGACTGGATATATCTCAGAAGTGACGGTAATATACACTCACAACAAAACAAACGGAGGTACACAATATGGAATTCACAACAATGGAGCAGCTTCAAATGAAGGTTTCTGCCAGCTACGGTGCAGTCCTCAAGTTCGGTGACAAGGTTTTCGTTACGGACTACCATTGGAAGGGCGGCTTCACCGCAGAGGTTTTCGAGTTTGTCGAGACCCCCGAAGAGACCGACCTGGGTGAGATCGAGTGCAGACTGGCGTCTTGGGCAAAGACCGATGAGCGGTTCATTGACAACGGCCACGCCATTGCCTGGTGCATGGCGCAGGTTAAGTAAATCGAAGGAGGAAAACATTATGGCAAAGACAGGTTTGGAGATCGTAAAGGCATTGGACACCACCGCAGGTGAACTTGCCGAAATCATCAGCAAGGGTCACCCGCCCTTCGAGGATGGCGGTGCGGTTGCTTGCGACCTGGTCACCTGCGAACAATGCTGGCTTGCATGGCTGACCACAGGCAAACCCCCGATCCCCAAGAAAAAGTAATTCAACCCCATAGCCCTGGGACATGAGCCGGAAGGCTCTGTTCCTCGTTATACGGCAAGTCGCACCCATTGTGGTGGCGGCTATTTTTTATACCCTTTTTGAGGAGGTGAACGCATATCAGAAAGCTAAAAAAGTATAAGCCGACCCGTTTTATGTCCAAAGGCTCCTACTACGATAAGGATGCCGCTGACTATGCGGTCGCCTTTATTGAGAGCCTTTGCCACACCAAAGGCACCTGGGCAAGAAAGCCCTTTGAACTGATTGACTGGCAGGAGCAGATCATCCGTGATGTATTCGGAACGCTCAAGCCCAACGGCTACCGCCAGTTTAATACCGCATATATCGAAATCCCCAAGAAACAGGGCAAGTCCGAACTTGCCGCTGCCGTGGCTCTGCTTCTGACCTGCGGTGACGGCGAGGAACGTGCCGAGGTCTACGGATGTGCCGCCGACCGACAGCAGGCATCCATCGTTTTCAATGTGGCTGCCGACATGGTTCGTATGTGTCCGGCACTTTCCAAGCGCGTGAAAATCCTGGACTCCCAGAAACGAATCATATATCAGCCCACGGGCAGTATCTACCAGGTGCTTTCCGCTGATGTCGGTAACAAGCACGGTTTCAATACCCACGGTGTGGTGTTTGATGAGTTGCACACGCAGCCGAACCGAAAGCTATTTGATGTTATGACCAAGGGTTCCGGCGATGCCCGTATGCAGCCGCTGTACTTCCTTATTACCACGGCGGGCAACGATACGAAATCCATCTGCTATGAGATCCACCAAAAGGCAAAGGATATCATCGAAGGCAGAAAAATTGACCACACCTTCTATCCCGTTATCTACGGCGCGGATGAATCGGACGATTGGACGGACCCCGCCACCTGGAAGAAAGCCAATCCCTCCCTGGGTATAACGGTCGGCATCGACAAGGTGCGTGATGCCTGTGAGTCGGCAAAGCAGAACCCCGGCGAGGAGAATGCCTTTCGGCAGCTCCGTTTGAACCAGTGGGTCAAGCAGGCTGTCCGTTGGATGCCGATGCATCTTTGGGACAAATGTGAGTTCTCTGTCAATGAGGACGATCTGGAAGGCCGTGTCTGCTACGGTGGTCTGGACTTGTCCTCCACCACGGATATCACGGCATTGGTGCTTGTTTTCCCACCTACCGATGAGGATGATAAATACATCATTCTGCCGTACTTCTGGATTCCCGAAGACAATCTCGACCTTCGTGTGCGCCGTGACCATGTGCCTTACGATGTGTGGGAGCGGCAGGGTTTCCTGCAGACTACCGAAGGCAACGTTGTCCACTACGGCTACATCGAAAAATTCATCGAGCGCCTGGGTGAACGATATAACATCCGTGAGATCGCTTTTGACCGTTGGGGTGCTGTGCAGATGGTGCAGAACCTTGAGGGGATGGGCTTCACGGTGGTCCCGTTCGGACAGGGCTTCAAGGATATGTCCCCGCCGACCAAAGAACTGATGAAACTGGTGTTGGAAGAACGCATTGCCCACGGTGGGCATCCAGTCCTGCGTTGGATGATGGATAACATCTTCATCCGCACCGACCCGGCTGGCAACATCAAGCCGGACAAAGAAAAATCCACAGAGAAGATTGACGGTGCCGTTGCCACCATTATGGCACTCGACCGTGCGATCCGCTGTGGCAATGATACCAGTGCTTCGGTCTACGATGACCGTGGCATTTTCTTTATATGAAGGGAGTGACTCGACATGGGTATCTTTTCTGGACTATTCAAATCCAGAGATAAGCCTGAAAACAGAACGGCTGGCAGTTCCTATGCCTTTTATATGGGTGGAACAACCTCCGGCAAAGCTGTGACCGAGCGGTCTGCCATGCAGATGACAGCCGTGTATTCCTGTGTCCGTATCCTGGCAGAAGCGGTAGCGGGACTTCCGCTGCACCTTTACCGATACAACGCTGATGGTGGTAAAGAAAAAGCCCTCGACCATCCTTTGTACCGATTGCTCCACGATGAGCCGAACCCGGAAATGAGTTCTTTCGTATTCCGGGAAACGCTTATGACGCATCTTTTGCTATGGGGCAATGCTTATGCCCAGGTCATCCGCAACGGCAAAAATGAGGTCGTTGCCCTCTATCCGCTGATGCCGAACAAGATGTCTGTGGACAGAGATGAAAATGGGCATCTGTACTACACCTATTACCGTGGTCCCGATGAAGCCATCAAAAACAAGGAGTTTGCTGTCACGCTGCAGCCTTCCGATGTGCTTCACATCCCCGGACTCGGCTTTGACGGTCTTGTAGGCTACAGCCCCATTGCGATGGCAAAAAACGCTATCGGCATGGCAATCGCCTGTGAGGAGTACGGTGCCAAGTTCTTCGCCAACGGTGCGACTCCCGGCGGTGTGTTGGAGCATCCCGGCACCATCAAAGATCCGCAGCGTGTGAGGGACAGTTGGCAGGCAGCCTTTGGTGGCAGTTCCAACGCAAACAAGGTGGCGGTTCTGGAAGAAGGCATGAAATACACGCCAATTTCCATCTCGCCGGAACAGGCGCAGTTCCTTGAGACCCGCAAATTCCAAATCAATGAAATTGCTCGAATTTTCCGTGTCCCGCCTCACATGGTGGGTGACCTGGAAAAGTCGAGCTTTTCTAATATTGAGCAGCAATCCCTTGAGTTTGTGAAATACACCCTTGATCCCTGGGTCATCCGCTGGGAGCAATCCATTCAGCGTTCTCTTTTGTCCCAGGACGAAAAGGCTACCTATTTCGCAAAGTTCAATGTGGAAGGTCTGCTCCGTGGCGATTACCAAAGCCGTATGAACGGCTACGCCATCGGTCGCCAGAACGGTTGGATGTCCGCAAATGACATCCGTGAACTGGAAAACCTCGACCGCATCCCTGCGGAAGAAGGCGGCGACCTGTACCTCATTAACGGCAATATGCTCCCGTTGAAAGATGCCGGGGCTTTTGCAAATACAACCCCTAACGATGACGGAAAGGAGGAAAATCCCGATGAAGAAGTTTTGGAAGTGGACGAATCTGGCACAGACGGAGACGGCTCCGATGGAGAGGATTCTGCATCTGAACGGCACAATCGCAGAAGAAAGCTGGTTCGATGACGATGTGACTCCGCAGCTTTTTGCAGAGGAACTGAATGCCGGAAACGGAGACATCACCGTGTGGATCAACAGCCCCGGAGGTGACTGCGTGGCGGCAGCGCAAATCTACAATATGCTGATGGACTACAAGGGCAATGTCACGGTCAAGATTGACGGCATCGCAGCCTCCGCTGCGTCCGTTATCGCTATGGCCGGCACAAAGGTCATGGTGTCCCCGGTGTCGATGCTGATGATCCACAATCCCATGACCGTGGCTATGGGTGACTCTGCTGAGATGGAAAAGGCTATCGAGATGCTTGCCAGTGTTAAGGACAGCATCATCAATGCCTATGAAATCAAAACCGGGCTGTCCCGTGCCAAACTGTCCCACCTCATGGATGCCGAAACCTGGATGGACGCGAACAAGGCTGTGGAACTTGGCTTTGCGGATGAAATCATGCAGAGACCTACCGTTGCTGCTCCTGTTCAGCCGGATAAGGACGATGACGAGGATGAGGACGACACTTCCCCCGGCACTCCCGGCGAGGAGGATGATGAAAAGGACAAGCCCAAAGCCTCGATGCTGTTCTCCCGCAAGGCAGTCAACACATCTCTGGTCAACAAGCTGCGCCATCGCATGATTGCGGAAGCTGCACAGACCAAGCCTGCAAAGGCAAAACCCACTGGTCGCTCTGTGGATGAACTCAGAGCCGACCTCGACCGTATCAAAAACTACATCTAATTTGGAGGTATTTATCATGACTATTATCGAAATGCGCGATAAGCGCACCAAGCTGCTCGCCACTATGGATGGTTTCCTGGATACCCACCGTGATGGCAAGGGTGTACTGTCTGCCGAGGACGATGCCACTTACGCTGGCATGGAGAAGGAACTGGCGGCTCTCACCAACGAAATCAAGCGTATGGAGCGCCGTGAGGCAATCGACGCTGAACTGTCCAAGCCCGTCAACAAGCCCATCACCGGCAAGCCTATGACCGGCTCTATCGGCTCTGATGATGAACCCAAGACCGGCCGTGCATCCAATGCGTACCGTGAGGGTATGCTCAAGGCTCTCCGCACCAACTTCCGCCAGGTGACCAATGTCCTGCAGGAAGGCATTGATGCCGATGGCGGTTACCTGGTTCCCGAAGAGTATGACTCCCGCCTTATCGAGGGTCTGACCGAGGAGAACGTTTTCCGTAAGCTGGCTACCACCATTACCACCAGCGGTGAGCGCAAGATCAACATTGCCGCCACCAAGCCTGCGGCTGCCTGGATTGAGGAAGGCGAGGCACTCACTTTCGGTGATGCTACCTTTGCCCAGATCAACCTGGATGCCCACAAGCTGCACGTTGCCGTCAAGGTGACCGAGGAACTCCTGTACGACAACGCTTTCGGTCTGGAGAACTACATCATCCGTCAGTTCGCCAAGGCTCTGGCAAATGCCGAGGAGGATGCTTTCCTGAACGGCACCGGCAATGGTCAGCCCCTGGGTCTGCTCTCCGAGGAGGGCGGTGCCGAGATTGGCATCACTACCGCTGCCGCCAATGACATCACCTACGGCGAGGTGGTTGGTCTTGTTTACTCCCTCAAGCGTCCTTACCGCAAGAACGCTGCGTTCCTCTGCAATGACCAGACCATCGCATACCTGCGTACTCTCACCGATACTACCGGCCGTCCTCTGTGGCGTGACTCTATGGAGGATGGTGAGCCTGGTCGCATCCTCGGCTTCAAGGTCTACACCTCTCCTTATTTCCCTGTGATGACCGCCGGTCTGCCTGCTATCGCTTTTGGCGATTTCAGCTACTACAACATCGGTGACCGTGGTACTCGTTCCTTTGCGGAACTGAAGGAACTCTATGCCGGAAACGGTATGGTAGGCTTCGTTGCCAAGGAGCGCGTTGACGGCAAGCTGGTTCTCCCCGAAGCAGTCAAGTTGCTCAAGATGGCTTCTGCCTAAGATAGGAGGTGGCAGTGATGAGCGAACTTCTGACCAAAGTCAAAGAGAATCTGATTCTGGAACACTCGGCAGATGATGGGCTGATTGAACGCTTCATCACTGCCGCCGTTTCCTATGCCGAAAGCTACCAACATATCCCTGCAGGATACTACTCTGAAAATGCGATGCCCGCTACCACGGAACAAGCCGTGATTATGTTGGCATCGCATTTTTATGAGTCCCGTGACGGCTCCACAGGCGGTTTCTTTGCCGATAATGTGCAAGCCGGACAGCAGGTCTGGAACACGGTCAATCTTCTGTTACGGCTCGACCGGGAATGGAAGGTGTGATATGAGTTTCGGAAAAATGGACACCTTCATCGACATCGTTGTTCTAAAAAAGAGCAAGGACGAGGAAGGTTTCGCAACGACAACCTATGATGCAGTCGCATCTGTACGGGCATATCGGGAAGGACGGCACGGCTCCCAGAGATGGGCAAACCTCGCCGCCTTTTCCGAGGCAACCGACCTGTTTCGCTTCCGCACCATCCCCGGTCTGACCGTTACCACCGACCACGTCATTATGACCGGCGGTGAGACTTTCGACATTACCTCTGTGGAGGATGTGAAAGGCCGTGGGATGTATGTGGAAGTTCTGGCAAAAAAGGTGGTGGCGACCAATGGCAAAGGTTGACATCAAAATGCCGGAGGAATTTCTGCTGAAGATGTCCCGTTTGGGCAGCAACTTCGATACGGTTGCCGAATCCGTCCTTGAGGCGGGTGGTGATGTGGTCTTACAGAAGACCCATGCCGCCTTGTCCTCTGTTGTCGGCTCCGGCACCAAATATGAGTCTCGCTCCACAGGCGAACTGGAAGCCTCTTTGGGTCTGTCTCCTGTAAAGGCAGATAAAAATGGCAATCACAACATCAAGCTGGGTTTTGCTGAACCCCGCCGTGACGGAACGAGCAACGCAAAGCTGGCAAATATCCTGGAATACGGAAAACACGGTCAGCCTGCAAAGCCCTTTCTGAAGCCCGCCAAGAGTGCCTCCAAAAAGGAATGCCAGTCAGCGATGCAGCGGAAATTTGATGAGGAGGTCAAAAAGATATGAGTGTACTTGCAGATATCCAGTCGGCACTTTCCGGCTTGGGTATCCCCATCGAAACAGGTGTGTTCTCAGAGAAAGCCCCTGCGAAGTATATCGTGGTGGTGCCTCTTACGGACACCTTCGACCTCCACGCAGATAACGCTCCCGGCTGTGATGTGCAGGAGGCTCGTATTTCTTTATATGCCCAGGGCAGCTACACGAAGGAGAAAAATGCCATCGTGAAAGCACTCCTGGCTGCGGACATGACCATAACCGACCGCAGATACATCGGTTATGAAAATGATACAGGCTACCACCACTACGTTGTGGATGTAGCCCAATACTACGAAATGGAGGAATAATCAATGGCTACGATTGGTCTTGATAAACTGTACTACGCCAAGATTACCGAGGACGAGGAAGGCAACGAAAGCTATGCCGCCCCGGTGCAGTTGGCAAAAGCGATGACCGCTGACCTCTCCGTGGAACTGGCAGAGGCAACTCTCTATGCTGATGACGGTGCTGCTGAAATCGTCAAGGAATTCAAGTCCGGCACGCTCTCCCTGGGTGTGGATGAGATTGGTGGCGCAGCCGCATCCGATCTTACCGGGGCAACCATCGACAACAACGGTGTTGTGGTTTCTGCTGCCGAGGATAACGGTACTCCCGTTGCCGTAGGCTTCCGTGCAAAGAAGTCCAACGGCAAGTACAAGTATTTCTGGCTGTACCGTGTGAAGTTCGGTATCCCTGCTACGGCGCTTGCCACCAAGGGTGACAGCATCACCTTCAGTACTCCCACCATTGAAGGCACGATCCTGCGCCGCAATAAGGTGGATGCCAAGGGCAAGCACCCCTGGAAGGCAGAGGCTACCGAGGGTGACACCGCTGTGACCGCCGAAACCATCACCAACTGGTATAAGCAGGTGTATGAGCCTACCTATACCGCGCAGACCGCTGAATAAGGAGGGCTACTGTTATGTATGAAGATCGTGCTTCTGTAATCAACATCGGCGGCGAGGAATACACCTTGCTGCTCTCCACCAAGGCCACCAAGGAAATCGCCGGTCGTTACGGCGGTTTGGAAAACCTGGGTGACCACCTTATGAAATCCGAGAATTTTGAGATGGCCATCGGTGAGATCGTATGGCTCATCACTCTCCTGGCAAACCAGTCCATCCTGGTTCACAATCTCAGAAACAAGGATAATAAGCGCGAACTGCTTACCGAGGAGATGGTGGAACTGCTCACGGTCCCCGCAGATCTCGCAACCTACAAATCTGCCATTATGGACGCCCTGCTCAAGGGCACCAGGCGCAATATCGAAAGCGAGGCAGACGCAAAAAACGCAGCGGTCGAGTAAGTGACGAAGAGTTATTTACTCGACTTCTTTATTACGGCATCAGTCAGCTTCACCTGTCATGGGATGAGGTTTGGCTGATGCCGTTTGGCTTGCTCCTCGACCTCTGGGAGTGCCATAAGCAATTTAGCGGTATCGCAAAACCGAAACGGGAGCATTTCATCGACGATATCATCCCGGACGGAATCTAAAGGAAAGGCGGTGGTGATATGGCAGATGATTTTGGCTTAAAAATCGGTCTTGAGGGAGAAAAGGAATTT